CCTTGGACTGAAGGCTTTCAATAGCCACGCCAGACTGAAGACCTGGGTTGTCTCCCATACTCGCTGCGAACATTCCAGCCGTCTGGCCGATAAGCTGACGCATTGACTCGGAGATGGTCCGAAGGCCCGGATTGACCTGAGCGCCACCCTGCTGCATCGGAGCGCCAGGGCTTTCTGGATCAGGGTTGTAGAACTGCACAGGATCAGAGTTGGTGTTCAACGTAGCCAAAGCATCTTCATGCCCAGCCGCTTGAGTCAGAGTCATCCAATACTTCGCTCGTGGAGCCAGAGCGCCTTCCTCGATCTCACGGGAGAGTGAGTAGTTCAAGACTCGCTGCGGGTCCAATAGCTTCTCGACGACACCCCAGTATATCGTTTTGTTCTCGGTGATCTTGAAGTTGGCAAACACTGGGACGATTGGAATCCTGTCGAAGATGGTCTCTTCCTTGCCCTCAAGCCAATCGGTCTGGTCGAAGAATCGTGAGTAGACCTTGTTCTTATAAGCCTTTCTGGTCCTGACCTGCTCAATGCCCAGCATGGTCAGTTCATCCACCACCTTCTTGAAGTCATCGTCGATAGTGTAGACAGAGCCGTTGGACATCAGGACAAGCTCACAGGCTTCCTGCTCCAAGTAGAACAGCTGCCCGACAACAATCACCTGACCCTTGTCGTAGTATGCGTCACCCTCTCGGTCAATCGACACGGACGCCTGAGAGCCTTCAGGGTAGCGTTTGACGTACTCCTGAACGGACATTGCGTGAAGCAGGAAAGCATATTGAGCATCAGACTTATCCTGAAGGTAGGCAGCAGGATCAAACCAGACTCGATCAATGAAGTTGGCAACAGTCTCAATCACCAAGTCTTGATCGAATGACTGCGGGTCTGAGTACTTGTGAGACACCATCCAGCCATCATACCCAGCAGTCGCCATGCCTCGACCTGCGTTGATGTAGATGTCCTTGGCTCGACTCATGGCCTCAATGTTTCTTACAAGGCCGTCAATGATGATTGCAGTCTCTTTGGACGCCTCCCCTGACATTGGGCTTACCTTGATGTCAAAAGCTGCCTGCTCGATCTCAGCGACCACCTGATCGACTATTGGCTTGACCATGTCGAATGTGTATCGAGGCTTGCCGACATTGTTGGTCCACCAGTAGGGTTCCCACTGTCCGTCACGCTTGTCCACAAAGAGGTGCGCTTCTCTGGCCTTCTCACGATTGTCGTGATCAGCCTCTTGAGCAGCAGACAGGAGGTTGAGAATAGACTGATGACTCTCGAAGTCTATTTTGTAATCGGTGTCGGTTTTAGCCATCATTGCCATCCTTTAAATTTGATCTGCTTGACCTGGGCCAGCTTGGGCTTGGGCCTGTACATTGCCATCATCAAAGCGTCAGCCATGTTCGGGCTGGGTATCTCGTAGGGCTTCTTTGCCATCTCAATCTTGGACATGATCTGTATCTTGCCGCTGTTGGTCTTCTTGATGGGGATTCTGCACACCTCAGACCGGAGCTGGTCGATCTTCTCAATCTTTGAGGACAGGCTAATCATATCATCTGGGTTGACGTACTCACCCTTACTGACAGCCCTGTGGGTAGCCTCAAACCTGTCTCGGAGCCTCCAATAATACTGCGCCCGCTTGTTGGCAAAGGTCTCTCGATTGCTCTTTGCTCTTTGACTTCCGCCATCAGAGTAGGGAGACTCAGCATCCTCGGGAGACTCAGACCCCTTGTACATGACGTAATCGACCTTCTTACTCTCCAAGGCAGCGTCTACCTGTCGCTTGAGACTTACGCCCAGGCCATCACAGTCCCACACAAAGTAATCCGCTCGGTCAGCCAGCGCAAGGTCTAAGGCCCAGTCCATGCCGTCTGCTGCCTCGCCCGTAGTCTTCTCTGTGACATTTAAAACCACGTTGCCGTGTCTGACAGCGTAGCCCTTGGAGTCTCCACCAGTGTCACTGGGATCGTGTGAAGCAATGATAGCTCCCTCACCCTTCCAGCCTAGCTTCACATGAGAATCAATGGCCGACTCAAACCAGTCCACCGGAATAATACAGTCCTCGACCTCGTCGTAGAACTCGCCTAGCCAGATATGCCGGTAAAGAGCTGTAGACAGGTTTGCCTTGTCGTATGCCCTATCCTGTTCAAGCACCGCCGGAAAGAACGGGTTGTCGGTGTAGTTGATCCAGATAATCAGGTGCAGGTCGTCTTCATAGTACCCATTGGCTCGCAGCTCCTTCTCAAAGGGCTTGATGAACCTCTGGCTGAACGGGTCTGCAATACTTCTTGGATTGGCCGTCATCCAGATTTCGGAGTCACTCTCACGAAGGGTTGGAGTCAGAGCCTTCAGACTGTCTTGGCTGATAGTCTGGGCCTCTTCCACCCAAAACCGCTTGAAGCCATACATCGACTTGATGCCCTCTGGATTCCTCGCCAATCCCCTGAACTTGAAAGCGTCATCACCCTTGAACTGGATGCTGTTAGCTTGGACAGTGAAGCCCTTAAGCTTAAGCCGATCAATCTCACCCGAAAGCAGGGAGAGCACCGAATCATCCATCGTGATCTGGTACTCTCGAAAGCAGGCTGTCTTGATACCCTTGGTCTGGGCATCCATCAAACAGATGTCTCCAACCGACTGGCTCTTACCTGATCCTCTTCCCCCTATGAGTATCTTGAACCTCTTGGGAGTGGTTATCAGTGGTCTCAGCCTAGCTGGAAGAGTCATCTCAGGCATTGACTAGCCTCACCGTCCAGTCGTGTTCTATCGGCCCGCCATTCTCGCCTGTGTGCTCGTTCTGCACCCTCTCTGAGTACCCATGCTTAGTGAGTAACAGCTTGGCAATAGTTGGGTTCAGATCACCTGTTAGAGAGCCGTTGAGCAGCCTTCTCTCTTGCGCTCTCAAGCATCTAGCAACGATGTCGGAAAATGCTTGCTTCTCAGGGTCGTCGCACCAGTCATAGATGGTGTCTCTGTGTATATCAAGCTCAATAGACAGTCCCGCCATCTGGGGTATAACGTCACCGCAAGCAAGATAGCCACCGTCTACATAGGCTTTGGCTTTCTCCAGTATCTCAGGAGTGTACTTGCTTGGTCTGCCCATTACTCATACCTCACTGGCTTTGACTTCTTAGCCATCGACAGAGCAATAGCGATAGCCTGCTTCTGAGGCTTGCCAGACTTCATCTCGGTTTTGATGTTGGCTGAGACAGTCTTCTTACCGTACCCTTTTTTCAATGGCATAGTGGCTCCAGAGAGCAATTGATTTACAGGGATTATACACCATTGAAAATATTTTAAAAAAGATTGCTCTACCCTCTTGCGTATACAACCAGATGTTGTATTATATCTCCCATGCCAGCAATAAAGCGGGCTAACAAACAGGGTGAAGCAAAATGACAAAGACAGCGCAACTGATCGAAGCAGTAAAGGCCGGGACTCACCGCATAGATTCCAACGGCATTGTTTATCGCCGCTTGACTCAAGACAGCTCCTTTGGAATGGCTCGCGCAGGAGACTGGGTGCGAGTAGCCGGAAAATTCCGCAAAGATGTTATCGCCCGCGCAGCAGTGCAAGTCGCAATTTAACAACCACCGCCAAGGATGGCGCACTCAGGAGAGAGAAAATGACAGAGCAACTCAAGAAAGCGTTGCAAGAAGCAATTCATGCTTTACAAAAAGCCGAGATGAACGCCGCTTTTGAGCCATCCCCTATTTTTGCTGCCGTAGTGGGCGAGGCTCTCGGCAGCACCAGATTCCGCCTGCAAGACATACTAGATGAAGAGGACGTTTTTGATAAGGTTGACCTGAGACTCCGAGACCAAAACCTTAAAAAGAAAATCCTGAAATAAAGAACTGCCAGCTCAATAGGCTGGCACCCTCCCTTTACCCTCCACGCACATCTCGCCTTCGTGGAGGTCTACAGGACACTTGCACTTGGGGTAAGTACACTTTGGTTTGAATATCTTGTCCCAATTCTCCTTCCCCTGTTTAGACAAGACCCTCGACTTGATCTCATCTCCGGTAATGTCGTTTTGAGTAGCCATCACTCCTCCTTCACGAATACGCCGTGTTCATTCAAGTAGCCCTTTCTGTCCTTGATCTGCCGGTAGGAGTGATCGAGGCAGTTGTACAGGGTCAGATTGCTGTACAGGGTCTTGTTGCTCTTCGTCGCTATCCCGCCTAACTGGTTCAAGGCATCGCAGTACCTGTTCACAGTCTGGTTGCCGTAATATCTGAGCGATGCGTAGGTGGTGCAGAGCATCCCAGTCAGGGTGATTATATCAAGATCATCCGGCTTGCAGGTGTTTGCTGCCGTCTTGAACTGTGGTGTCTTACCGGCAATGCCTGCCATCATAATCATCACCACCATCTGGTCGCCAATGTCATCTATTGGGCTTTTAGCTTTCGCTAGGCTGTCCGTCATCTCGCCAAATTCACTTATTAGTTTCAGCCACTGGGTCTCCAGCTTCCCGTTGCCAATGATCTTCCGGTCGATCCCCCACTGTGTAACAAGATTAATTAGATTTTCCATAGCTCCCCCATATTGATTTACCTGATTCGATGTCAGCGTCGATCCAGCCCGCCAGCCACCAGCATTTTTTTCTCATTCCTGCCGTACAAGCGTCCTTGCTTAATCCATCAGCGTGCGCCCTTTTCCCCTCGTTATAGAGATCAGACTGCTCTTGTGTCATTCCCTCAATTCTCATTCTAGCTCCTGATTCCTAGTCGTTTCTCATGGAAGTCTATCTGCTCTTTGAAATACTCTACTTGCCCGGCTATCCATTCGCGTGATGGCTTGAATGTCGCCTTAGACCACGCTACAAGCTCATCTACGCAATCAGCTCCATACATATCAATCATGGCTGATCGGTAAGCCAACACGGTTGTGGTGTTCTTCATTCCCCATTGGTTACACTGCGGGCATTGCGGGTGAATGTTGATCTCGTCTGCCTTAGTTGCCTTCCTGCCCCTCTCAATAAAATGGCCTCCTTGCATTTCCTGCCACGGCTTGGACACCCCGCACGTTACGCAGGCGCAATACCCGTTATCATCAGCAGCCTTCAGTCTCACCATTCTCTGGCACAGCACGGCAGCTTCGTCCAGCAGCCTGGCGATTGTTTTGACCTTTGGCTTCTTTGGCTTGGTGCGTTTCGCCTTTGCTCTTTCGTGCGCTGTCTTGCAGTCAAACTGGCAGAATCCAGCCCTCTCGATTGGCGAGGATAGCTTTATGGATGGAATCTCCACAGTACACCATCGGCACTTTCTCACTGGCCCATCCTCTTGTTGTGTACTCCGCCGTCGATCTCAAAGAGCGCGTACATTACCCTATCCACGATCTCATCCTTTGGGGTAATAGACCCCTCCTCCCCAAGCTGTAGGAGCATTTCATTCACTGAGTGATAAAGCTCAATCCATTCAGGTGTCATCTTGCCTCCGTCAGTATTTTGAATGCTGTTGCTGCCACGATTGATTACCCGTTGCCATGTTGATTGCTCCTTCCTGCTTCTACTCGCTTAATAAATTGGCAGTTCATGCAAAGAGTTTGATAATCACTTGGCATATACGCAGACAGCGCCCTATACCATACACCTCTCTCCCCTAATTCCTTTCTTTCCTCTGCTCCGTTGTTTTTAATATGATCTAAAGTCAAAGCCCTAGCATCTTCAAACCCGCACCTAGCGCATGACTCTCCATACAAATTTAAAAGCTGTTGCCTAAGCCTTTGCTTTGCCGCCCTTGATTGGGCGTTGTGCTTTTCTGGATTCTCAGCTCTATACCTTTTCATATTTATGCGCTTTAATTCTCGCGCTCTTTCTTTATTTGCCTCGTACCATTTTTTGTATGATTCTTTACCCATTTTGGAAACCTTTATAAGTGTAGTTTCCAATATCATAACATGGTTTTTTGAGCATCAAGCCATACCTGAAAGTATTTTAAATGCTTTGGCCGCGCAGATTGGCACCTGTCCGTTTCCAATGGCTTTAAGTCTGTCCACCCTAGCGGCCACGCCATGAGCCACTCGACCCACGGGGGATTCAATGCCCCAGATATGTCCGACACGCTCTGCGAAAGCATGATCTGTTTCCCCTTCTCTTGCCTCCGCTGGATCGCTCCCGAACCAAGATTGCCTCTGTCTCTGTTGTCCGATGCTTGAGGTGTCGGCCACTTCTGCACCGCACCCGCTAGATTGATTCCATGATTCCCCGCTAACACTTGAGGGCTGTTGTGATTGGCTCCCCCACTTACCATGTTGCAAGTCGGAGTCGGCCAATACTGTTTCTTTTTCTTGTCTGCCGCCCGGTACGCCATTGCCGACATCTCCTGATAACTGCTGCACGATTTCGCCAGCATCATCAGGTCTCCATCGTTCGTGAATCCCCTCGTTTGTGGCGTAGGCCACGATCCAGATTCGCTCCCTCTCATGTGGGGCACCGCAGTCTCCCGCAGATATAACGCCCCACCTTGCATCAAACCCCATCGCGGAAAGGTCTCCAAGGACGACTCCAAGTCCTCGAACAGTGAGCATTGGGCTGTTTTCCACGAACACGAATCGGGGTCGTACTTCGCTAATAATCCGGGCAAACTCTTTCCACATACCACTGCGCTCTCCGGTGATTCCCGCTCCCTTTCCGGCTGCGGATATGTCTTGGCAAGGAAATCCTCCCGATACCACATCAACAAGTCCTCGCCAGGGCTTTCCGTCAAAGGTTTGAACGTCATCCCAAATCGGGAAAGGCGGGAGAATGCCGTCATTTTGTCTGGCGGCAAGTACGCAAGCCGGGTAGGGTTCCCACTCAACTGCACAGACTGTTTTCCATCCGAGCAAATGTCCTCCAAGGATTCCGCCACCAGCTCCTGCGAACAGGGCCAACTCTCGTAAAGCGCCTTGCTGATTATCCATCCCATGTTGACTCCTCACTTCCCTGATTCCCGATAATTCTCATATGCCTCTAAAGCCTTCTCAGACCAGATTACAGAGCGTTCAGAGCCAAAGGCATAGATTGCCTCAATGTAGTCAGAGAACTCTTCCTTGCTGAGTTTAGAGGTTCTAACTCCAAGTGCCACAAAGCCACCGTCTACGCCAGGCACCAGCTTCTGGCCCCTCCATGCAGCCGACAGAATGTCTTTCCAGTCTTCAGGACTATGCTTCTGCCCAAACCACTCAACCTGCTTTGATATGTCTCTGAGCATAGGCCACTGCTTATCGTTCTGCTCATCTGTCCTTGTCTCTCTTCCCAGAGTAATGACCACGGCACCAGCTTTTAGTCCCAGAGCCGCCATTGAATACACCCACTGGATTGCTCCATGAAGATCATTTTCGCTTTTTATCGTTCTTGTTAGCTCGCCCATTTGTTAGCTCTCTTGTGTTCTTGATGTGCTGTTTAACCAACCCCTGCCACTCCACTGGACATCCTTTCAGGGCCTCTGTCTGGTCATCTTTGCCCTTGGCATTCATGTAGTCGGCAGCGTAGTGTCTAGGTCTTTTTGACGCTGTAAGCCTTGTATCGCTTTCCGTCATCGCTTGTTATCCACCTGTCCTGTACATCAACGCCTGTGCCTCTGATCTCGTATATCCTTGCCGCCAGTCGAAGACATCCGCAGTAGTTCAGGGCGTCCAATGGAGTGATCTCGCCAATGGTTTGCATATGTCTAAGGATTTGCGCGTTTTGTGTGCCAATCATGATTATCCCCTTTTTGATTTGTAGATTCGTTGTCTTAACCAGTCGAACAGGTAATCAGGGTCGATCTCAAACTTCTTTGCTATCACAGACGGCTTCATGCCGTGAATATCGTATAACTCAAACACAATCTCTTCGTCCTGCTGGTCTATTCTTTTCGGCCACTCTGTTTTTGTTCTTGGCATCTTAATCACCGCTGCTTCCTATTGCTGTTTGCTCCGCTTTTTTTGCCCTTTCAGCAGGAACCCTTGGTGGATACATCCAGTGCGTCCATGCCCCGCTACCAAATTTCCCGTTTTTAAACATTACTGTTCCGAAGCTCACTGGCTGGTTATCACGAGAGCCAATCGGCCTAAGTGCAACAAATACAATTTCCCCTTCTTCTGGACATTCTTTTTCTGCTTTCCGCCATTTTGACATTATGCTTTTCCTTTAAAATCCAAACTGTTTCTTTAGCTCTGCCATGCGCTCCTGATTTTCTTCTGGAGTCAGAACACGGCTTATCGTTTGCGGTATCGCTTGGGGAACATCAATGTCAACATTCTCACCATTGGCTATTCGCTTACAAAGCTGATCGTAGTTGTATGCGTATCTCGGGAAAATCTGCTCTGTTGTCATGCAGTGCATTTCGTGCCAGCCGGTTAGCCTTCCTGCATGGTAGACAGCAGGATGCGTCCACTTCTGCGTCTCTTTTGGAGAAGGTTTCAAACAAGCCTCCTCGTAAGCTTTTCGTGGGTCTGGAAGCCCGTATTGCGATATATCAATAGTCCTGCACAATTCCCGAAAGCTCGGTAAGCTGAAAAACCCTTTGAAGTCTCTGGATTTCACAAGACCACGCTTGATCTCGGTCTCTGTAATGTCTGAAAGCCCTCTTGCCCAGGTCTTATAAACATCCGCACTAACGCTGTTCAATAAACCCATGCGGGTCAACTCTTGCAAAGTCGCCCTCAAGAATTCCATCGTCGGCAATTCCGAATGCTTCGTCTGCTGCTCTTGCCGCCCTGTCCCTTCCGTCACCCTGCTGAGTAAATCGTTTAGATTGTGCATGGGATACCCCGCTATTCAAAACCCATTGGACCTCAAACCCTCTCCAGTTTCTCGTCACACACTCTTGTAAACAGAAGTCTACAGTGTAGCCAAGCTGGACAGCCTTATTCAGCTCAGAGGCAAACCTGTTAATCACTGTCTGGCTAACATTCGCCTTAAGCCTCTTTCTCATGGAAAGCCAATCATCGAGCGTCTGTTGCGCGGGTTGCTGCGGCCAGCAGCCGTAGTCTAATTGGTTACTGGTTATTGGTTTATGGTTATTGGTTAATGGTTTATGGTTAAGGTTACCAGTGGGTTCTATGTCGGTTGCCACTGGTAACCCACTGGGTTTATTCTGGGTTTCGCTGGAAGCCTTGCCAGTCTTGGGTCTCCCGCCGCCCTTGCCGTTTAATCTGTTTTTCTTGGCCTGTTTTTGATACTCAGCAATGATCTGATTGCATCGCTTGTGAGAATACCCTTTGTCGGTAATAACAAAAAACTCATCAAGAATCGCCGTGGCTTTTTCTGACAGATCAGAGATTCTGAGCCTGCGGAAAACAGATTCAGTCTCTAATGGGATTGGTTTTTCAGTGTCGTAATAGTGGCGAATAAGCCGAAGGTATATGCCCTCTTCTTCTGCCGACAGATGCCCTGTTGACAGATGCCAATCAGGGTTATTGAACTTAAAGTAGTGCATCGTTATAATGCCTGCTGTGTGTTATTGATAAAGCCGCTACCCGCCAAGGATTAAGCGGCTTTGTTTTTTATGGCTTCCCGCAAAAGAACGGTTGTCATGTTCGACACATTCCTGCTTTCCTGCTTTGCAAGCTCCCTCACCTGTTTCGCAAGGTCTTGTGGCAGCGTTACTGTAAACTTCTCTGTTTTCATGTCACTCATTGTATAACCTCCTACAACAATTCACAACTATAAGATGCTTTCACTGTTGTCGCGCACTTGCTACACAGGTCTGTGCCGCAAGCCTCAATCTGCCTTGCTGAGCTGATCTGCTCACCGCACTCAGAGCAATCGCCAGGCGCTTCTTTCCACAGTGAGAGCAAGAACTCTCTTTCTTCTGGCGTTAAGAATGACATGGCTAGTCCTTCCTGATGCTTGGGAATGATGGGCTATCAAGACCCATTGCTTCAAAGACATCTTTGGCCGGAGCCTTCTTTGCTTCTGCCTGTCTAACACCTGTCATCAACACCTTGATGGGAATCTTTGTGTCCATGTGAATCTGGCCTATCTTTGCAGATGGCAAACCACGCTTGCGCCAGATATAGACTGTCATCCTGGTTGTGTACCCAAACCTTTCCTGCACCTTACGACTGCCGCCGTAAGCCTCGATCACTCTATTAACTACACCGATGTCCATAACGCCTCCTGATTAAGATGACGCCATAATACATCTTTTTATAAATAGTACAACATTAGTGTTTACTTTATTTATAACCCATGTTGTAATTGCTTCACACAAAC